GCAGCAATTTTTTCTGCATCTGTTGCGACAAAATTATCAACACCACCAGAAAGAGATACTGAATAGTTTCCTAATAAAGAATTAAAAATACTACCACCAACAATTGGTTGTCCCCAAGCAGTTTGACCAGAACCAGTGGTTGGAGTTGATAACCACCAAACATAATTTGAAGTATTATTCAAAACATCTTTGAAGTAATTATTAGTTCCATTTTCTGTTTTAGCATTAGATGCTTTTGATACAAATGCATATTTTTCTAATACAGCTCCAGGAGTTCCTGTCCAAGCACCATTAACATCCAAAATTAAGATGTGTAATTCATCAGAAGCTAATGGTGCATTTGCGTTAGTAGCAAATGATGAAGTACCAGGAGCAGATGTAAATTGTGAACTATATTTCCAAGGGATAGTAGCAGGTGTTGCTCCAGATACTGTAAAAGTAGAATTTGCAGAGAATGTAGCAGTAATATCATTAGTAACAGCAGTAACAGTTCCTAATGTAACAGAATCTACATTAGCTGCGCCATTTGTAAGAGCGACAGTAGAATTATCAACAAAAGTTGCAGTAGAATTATCACCAATAGAAGCAACAACACCTATAACGACACCAGTGGTAGATTTTACAATAGCACCGACATATAATTGTGATAGAAAAGATGTACCAACACCAGCTAATGTTTTAGTAGATATAGAAGTGGTAACATTCGTATATGACATAGCTGAAGATTTAACTATAGCACCGATATATAATTGTGAAGTAAAACGTGAAACTGGTTTAACAATAGTTCCAAGATTTGTAGTATATGTTGCACTAGCTAATTGTTGAGTAATTTTAAATGTAAAGGAAGTTGCACCAATAATACTAGCGATAGACCAAGTACCAACAACTTTACCAGATTCTGGTTCACTAGCTCCAGAGATTATAATAGGATCGCCTATAGTAAACCCAGTAGTTGAAGCAATAGTAGCTGTAACAGTTGTTGAACCATTACCGATATAATTTGTTGGGGTTATTGATGCGGATGAGCCAGTCAGAGTAGCAGTTGAACTACTTGTAGTTATAGTACCCAGCAAAGTCGTAGCAACATATGTTCCAGCATCTGCAATCTCAATACCAATACTATTACCTAAAGATCCAGGATATTTGGCAGCAAATTTTTGTGTATTTGAACCTGAAAAATTTGAAAGATATGTATCAGGGTTGTTAATTTTTACAGCAGTACCGTTTGAAACAGCATTTACTTGACCAACAGTATCAATACGAATATTCAATAAATTATTTGAATAAGATAAGAAATTTGCTGCAGTAAAAAATGATTGTGAATTTGAAGCATTTGGTTTCCCAAATTGTGAAACTAGATTATTTTCCGAAATTACAGTAGTTGGAAATAAAACTGGACCCCAAGCAAATGTTCCTGCAAAACCACATGCAGATGATGCGATTGCGGGAACAATATTTGTAAAGTCTTTTTCTACTACTGCAACGCCAGGACTTAATAGTATAGGCATGTTTTTCTCCATTGTGTTGTGTTAAGTTAAGTGTTCAATTCTAATTATATTTATCAAAATTAAAAATTCACTAAACTAAGTTCTTCCTCTGTACCATCATTATAAAACCCAAAGGGGGTTAATTCATCTTCTATTTGCTTCATTTGATTTTGGTAAATCATATAACGCAAGTCTATATTGTTTAATTCTTTAAAATATGGTTGTGTTACTAACCACCCAAATAGAACTAAAGTCATCACTAAATCATCATGATAACCATTATCTGCAGCAAAGGATTCTCTAACTTCTATAAAAGTAGATAATTCTGATATAATATCTGCATCAGGTATCAATAATTTGTTCTCTTCTATTAACATCTTAAGAGAAGAACAACCAATACGCTTAACTTTCTTATCAGTGATAATACCAACTTGAGCTTTTCCAGAACCAAAGCCACCAGTAATAGCTTGACCTTGTGTGGTTCTATTTATAAATAATATATTTTCATACTCCAACTCATTGTAAAGTATATAACCTACCTGTTCTCCAACATTACCCTCTATTAGAATATGAGCATTGTTGTATTCAGTTCCTATCTTGTATATAACATTTGGAAACAACATAGGACTAATTAGATTGTTTCTATATTTAGCAACTACTTTATATGGTGTATCGGTTATGTCTATAAGAGTAAAAGCAGAATAATCTCCCCCAACACCCTTTGCAACATCAACAATCATTGTGTATACTCTATTTATCATAGGTCTTTCATAAACATCAAGATTATCTTTAGCGTAGATAATTAAAGAGGCAGAAAGTCTAGCAAGAGTATCACTATTTATCAGAGTTGAGGATGAACCAAGAAAAGTACATAAAATTTCTTGATTAAATTTTAGTTCTCCTAGTAACTCTTTTTGTTTTAATGCCCAAGCTTCATCTCTATTAGGATGTTCCCAATAATTTACCCTTACTGGTGAAAATCCATTAACACCAGTTTCAGCTTCGTTCCAGAACTTCCAAAAGTGGTTGTATCCTAATGGAGTTGATGTAAGAATAATTTTGGTAGTTGTACCAGATGATATAGTAGGATAAGTTGATGTGAAGAAATCCTCAGCAACATTATTTGGGACGATTGATACCTCATCAATATATAAAATGTTTACAGATTTACCACGAATACCAGATGATGATGTAGCTGATGTGAATACTTTTGAGCCATTTTCTAATTCAATATCACCTTTGTTCCAAGTTTTAACACCTTGTTGAAGAAAGTTTGGGAGGTATTCATACATCAATTGATATCTAGATAAAATTTCTCTTGCAGCAACAGATTTATTAGCAAGAATAGCAATTGTTTTGTTATCATTGAACAAACTATAATATAAAACATAATCAGCAAATACTTGAGTTTTACCACTCTGTCTTGGTTGCATTGAAACAATGCGGTTTTCGTTATGTAAGACTTCTATAAATCTTACTTGGTAATCAAATAATTTAAAGTCAATTAGACCCTGATCTAACGATATAATTTTACAATATTTCTTTATAAAATATATTGGATCATTTTTACAAAGAATGTATTCAGCAACTTGTTCTTCAGTAAATTGAATAGCATTGTTAGTTGCTTTAAGATTAATATTATTGTTATAAAAAATACTCATTATTTATTTTCATCCAAAAGTTTGACAAGCTTGCAAATCAGTGTTATCATATATCTGTAGTCCCGTCATGAGATAGCTTGAACAAATATTTGTAAAGCAAATTTAAAAGTAACCCCTAGAAATCCTCTAACCAAGATTCAGATGTTACTAATTTAGTTGTCTCATTTGCTATTGCTTCATAATTTGCATATGAACTAGATGTATTAACTATATCTTTAACATTTGCATGTACTTGTTTAATTATACTTCTATTAGTATTTGATCCATATAAATTTGTTTTAAGAGTAAATGTTAAAGTGTGTGTTACAAATCTTCTAGTTAAGAAATCTCCTTCAAAATCATCTTCAACAGTTACATCTTGTAGAATTATAGGAACATCTTGAATGATATTCATATCTGGAATTACATTAACTGATACAGTATAATCTGGTGTAAATGTAGGTAGTATTTGTTCTAATATTTGTAAACCATCTTCTTGCGTCTTTGTTAATATATAAAGATTAATTTGTATATTATATGGTACAGGGCTTTGAACTGTTGAATAAGATGTATTACCTGAAGCACATGTTATTTTTTGCATCTTATTAGCTTTTCTAGTCGCATCATATGCATAGCCAACAATTTCAAATGCCATTCTAGGTAATGTAGTATATGTATTGTTTTCTAAATTAGGATCTCCATCTAATCTTTGAACCCACTTTTCCTTATTAGAATAGGCAAGAGGTATCTGAAGTCTTTGAATAGTAGTTCCAGTTACAGAATCTCCTTGTTTACGATCTATATATATATTAGAAAACAAATTACCGAATGCAATAATAGTTTTCCTAATCGTCCCAAAGTAATGTACTGAATTATTTAACATTATACTTCTCCAAATGGATTTTGTTCAGAGAAAACAATACCAACTGCTTGTTCTTTAAAGTTGTTATTATCCCCAAAAGATCCAGAATCATCAATATTTACAGTAACATTCACAGTAACTATAACACCTGTTCCACCACCGCCTGTAAATGTTATACTAGGAACAGTTGTATAACCAGTTCCACCATCAATAACATCTATTCTAATAATCTTATTAGCAGTAGTTCCAGTGCCAAGAATTGCTATTGCAGAAGCACCTAATCCACCTCCTCCTGTAAATGCTATAACAGGAGCAGTTGTATAACCTGAACCACGATTTATGATTGTAACACTAGAAACTTCACCAAAAGAACTGGTAGCAATATCTGTGGAAAAAGTTTTTAGAGATTCAAAAATATCTATTTCATCAATTCCAGTATTAATTCTTTCTGATGCATATTGGAACAATTCTACTTGAAGTTTGTACACATATAATTTACCAATTTGATAGAAAGGATCTTGATGTTTTACAAATTTAATTTCAAATAACCCCTTAGTTAATGGAAAATATATAAGATCACCCTCACATGGTCTAGTAGGAATAATAGTAGTCCCATAATTTCCAATGAGTTGTTCCCACCTTCTTCTAGACACTACTAATGTTGCTGTCTGATCCATCATTAATCCAAATTTTTGAATGAATGCCCCTTGACCATCAAAGTTATCTATATTTTCAAAATACATCTCTATAGGATAACTGTCTTTAAATTCTGATAATCTATCTTCTCCAAGAATTTCATCTTTAGAAACTAAGGTTCTAGGAATATAATACATATCATTACCATAAATCTTCATAGATTCAATAATGATATCCTCCATCAATCCTTGTTCATTTGATGAACCTTGTGAAAAATATATATTTCTAGCCATATCCCTATCCTAAGAAGAAATTTAGAGGGGCAGATTTATTCATCAATTCATCTTCTAAATCTTTAGCTTCTCCAACACCCTCATCATATATCCCTTGTCCATCTATTTGAACACCACCTGGGAGCAGCATTCCAGAAAACTTCTTAAGATTGGTTCCCCATTGTTTTTTAAATAATGCTGTTACATAATGTCTTAACCAAGATTCAGACCATACTCTGACAAATTCTTCTGGGTCTAATACTCTATAACATTGAGCAACTACATATTGCCCAACAAAAATCTCAGTCGCCCAATTGATATCTAAATATAATCTATTTTGGAGACGATTGAATCTTATAGTTGGATTCCTTGTTAATTCAAAATTAACTAAATCTAAATAACTCATTGCTGTAGTATAATATACCATTGATATTGATGATAAATCAGCAAAACTATTCAATCTAAGTTGATATTGAATATTATCAAAAGGATTTTGGGAATTTTGATATGTATTCCCAATTGGAAGAATATTGGTAATTCCATACACCAAATCTGGAACAGTAATATACTGATTATCATAAACCCCCTT